ACCCGCCAGGAACTTATGGCCGTATTGCACCTCGCTCTGGACTGGCCGTGAAGCACGGACTGGACGTACTGGCGGGTGTGGTCGATCCGGACTATACAGGTGAGGTCAAGGTGGTTCTCCAGAACACGGACATCAATCAACCGTTCGTGATTCGGCCGGGCTACCGCATCGCCCAGCTGATCCTGGAGCAGTGCGTCACGCCCGAGGTGGTCGAGATTCCGGGCGAGTGCACGGGGCTCGTGACCGATCGCGGTGCGGCCGGATTTGGCTCGACCGGGGTGTGAGACCAGTCGCACGCGACTGAGATCTTTTCTCACACTAAATTAGGATGAAGATCAACTTCACACAATACATATTATTAGGAGTTTTTGGGGTTTTCGTACTGGCCAACACGATGAGCCGCGTCATGCAGATCGACACGATGCCATACAAGGGTCGGGACAAAACGATTCTATTCTTTTCAAAAAATATTTCACAGGAGGGTAAGCAATTCGGTCCGCGTATTTTGACGTTCTGGAACATTTCGCACGTCATGTATCACACAGTCGGGGCGTACTTGTTCCCCGATAAAGCAATCATTCTTTGGACCCTAGGCGTTTTCTGGGAGATCCTCGAGTCGGGCGTCGGCTACATGAACCCACTCGACATCGTGTGGAATACCATCGGTATTTTCATGGGTCTATGGCTCGCCCGGCTTAAGAAACAAAAGCCTTAAATTACTAAGATGTTCCAGGCTGTCGCCTGGGAAGGTGGAGACTCCACCGAAGGTCTGTACACGATACGGATCTTCGGCCGAGCCGAGGATGGGCGTTCCGTATCACTCGGGACGCGATTCAATCCTTATTTTTACTTGAAAACTGACCGAGATCTCAAGAACGCCGTCAAGGCGGCCTTTTACAAGGATCTGGTCTCGTGCGAGGTCAATCACGGCCGGGACCTCTGGGGATTCCAGAACGGCGCTCTGTCGCGGTTCTTGCGTATCGAGTTCAAGAGCCACAAGGGCATGCGGAACTGTGTATGGTGCATCGAGAACGGCCGGTACCCGGAGATGTCCGGGTGCAAAGTCTACGAGGCGAACATCGATCCGGTTCTGCGCTCCATGCACGTCTCGGGGTGCGCCTCGACCGGCTGGATCGACCCGGGTCTTTGTGAGCCGGATCTCGAGTCGACGTGCGACGTCAATCTATGGGCGCCTAACTGGAAGCTCGTCAAGCCGCTCGCGCGCGATGATCTCGCGCCGCTCCGTATCATGTCGTTCGATATTGAGTGCTACTCGAGCACAGGCGCGTTCCCTGACCCACGCAACCCACATGACGTCGTTTTCCAGATCGGCATGACGACCAAGGCGTTCGGACAGGAGGGCTGGATCGATCGCAAGTGCCTGTGCCTGAAAGAGACGGCCGGACCGGACGTCGAGTGTTTCAAGACGGAGAAGGCGCTCCTCGAGGCCTTTCAGCAGCACCTGATTCGGATCGATCCGGACATCATCACAGGCTGGAACATCTTCGGGTTCGATCTGGAGTTTCTGCACTTTCGCGCGGCTCTGACCGGCGCGAGTACCATATGGGGTCGCGTCAAGGACTCGCCGATCGAAAAGGTGACCGTCAAAAATCTGAGCTCGAGTGCCCTAGGCAACAACGAGCTCAAGATGACGCCCATGAAGGGTCGGTACGTTTTTGACCTCTTCCAGGACGTCAAGCGAGAGCACAAGCTTGAGAGCTACAGCCTCAACAACGTCTCGAAGCACTTTCTGAAGGATCAGAAGAACGACATGCCGGTCAAGGAGATCTTCAATCGGTACAAGGAGGGCAACCCGGACCGGCTCGGCGAGGTTGCCGAGTACTGCATCAAGGACACGGAGCTGCCGCATGCGCTCATGGCGAAGTTGTGCCAGATCCAGAACCAGATCGAGATGGCCAAGGCGTGCTGGGTCCCTTTGGCGTTCCTGAGCGAGCGGGGCCAGCAAATCAAGGTATTTTCGCAGATGGCCTACAAGGCCCGCCAGCTCAATTTCATTATTCCGACGTTCCGAGGGGGGCCATCCGGTACAGGTGGCCCTGATGAAGGATATCAAGGCGCGACCGTCCTTGAGGCGCAGACGGGTGCGTATTACGGACCGATCACCGCGCTCGACTTTGCGTCTCTGTACCCGTCGATCATGTGCGCGCACAATCTGTGTTTCTCGACCCTGGTGATGGATCCCAAGTACGACAACTTGCCCGGCGTCGAGTACGAGCAGTACGGCTCGCATCGGTTCGCCCAGAACGTAGTTTCTCTACTCCCTACGATTCTCACGGACCTCAAGGCGTTCCGCAAGAAGGCCAAGAAACTGATGGCCCAGACAGAAGGGACGCCCATGGAGGCAATCTATAACGGCCAACAGCTCGCATATAAGATATCCATGAATAGTATATATGGATTTACTGGTGCTTCTAAGGGCATGCTTCCGTGCGTCGCCATCGCATCCACGGTTACTATGCGCGGACGCCAGATGATCGAGGAGACCAAGAACTACGTCGAGGCGAACTTCCCAGGCGCACACGTGCGGTACGGCGACACTGACTCGGTCATGGTCGAGTTTGACGTTCAGGGTCGCAAAGGTCAAGAGGCGATCGACTACTCGTGGCAGCTCGGCGAACAGGCCGCCGAGCAGTGCACGAAGCTCTTCAAGGCGCCGAACGACCTAGAGCTCGAGAAGGTCTACTGCCCGTACTTTCTGTACTCGAAGAAGCGTTACGCCGCGAAGATGTACGAAAAGAAGGGTGACGCGGTCGTCTTCAAGAAGATCGACGTCAAGGGTCTGCAGGTGGTCCGTCGTGACAGTTGTCCGTTCGTGCGCGAGACGCTCAAAGGGCTTCTGGGCCAGGTCCTCGAGTCGAGCGATCCTCGACCGGTCATTGACGCGGCACGTGAGGCCGCCCGGACGCTCATGCAAGGCCAGGTGCCTATGGAAAAGCTCTTGATGAGCAAGCAGCTCGCGTCGGCGTACAAGGTGCCGATGGCGCACGTGGCTGTCCGCGACAAGATCCGAGCGCGCGCGCCGGGCTCCGAGCCGCAACAGGGTGATCGCGTCCCGTTCGTGATTGTCCGCGGGCCTGGTAAGATGTACGAAAAGGCAGAGGATCCCACATGGGTGAGTGAAAAGAACTTGCCGATCGATTACCACTACTATTTCACGAACCAGTTCAAAAAGCCGGTTCAGGACCTCCTCGAACCGCTCGTCAGCGCCGACGTCATCTTTGACAAAAAGTTCATGGTCAAAACCGAGAGCTCGACGGAGGTCGAGGCGCGCAAGGCGTTCCTGTCGATGTTCGCCAAGAAGTGCGCACCGTCTTAAAAGGGCGCCTAGTAATAATGTCATGGAACAGCAGATCTTGGCCTTGATCCAGGAAGAGGTACGCCGGCGCGTCCAAATACAGGTGGGCGCGTCGCTCGAGCGGATTTCGGGACTGTACGACATCCCGATGGAGCGGCTCGTGAAGGATACGGCGAGTCTGGACATGACAGGGTGTCGGGGCGTTCTCGCTACCGGCGCGCGATGTCTCAAGATACCGGGCGAGAGCGGGTTCTGCAAGTTCCACACACCCGGGCCGACGTGCAAGGGTTGCACGACCACCGGCAAGCCGTGCAAGCGCAAAGCTTTGAGCGGTTTCTGCACCAAACACGCCGATCAAGCCCCGATCGAGGAGCAGGCCGATCTCAAACCTCCATGGGAAACTTAGAGAATTCGGTCTTTCTAAAATTAATGAATAAGTCTGAACTTCTTCTCGCGAGTCTGATCCGGTTCTTTGAAGTCCCGGAGAATCGCGAGAAGCTGCACTCCATTTTGGGTCGGGCCGCCAAGCCCCAGACCCCTTCTCTTCGCAAGCTCGAGTGGTTCGTCACCAACTACTCGAAGAATCAACACGTGTCTTATACGGCCCCGAACGGCAAGATCTTCACCGTCCACGTCGCGTACAAGTCTAGCCTGGACGGGTACTCCAAGAAGCTCTTCGACCCCTTCTGTCGGACGGCCCGTATCGTGTTTCAGGGTCTCGTGACGACGGTCGCCCAGCTCAACTTCATTCGCTGGTGCATCACGAACGGCATCATCGAGTATCTCCAAGAGGAGCTTAAATGTAAGGCAGTGAAGCAAATCCTCCCTGAAATTGAAGAAGGGTGTATCCATAGTAAAACATATACAGATTGTATCCATTCGTGATCTGGGATGCGTAGCTAGGATTGAATGTCAAAGCGAGCGTCGTGGTCTGTGAATTAAGCTTTGCGAAATTGAGATAGCCACCCTGATTGTATTCCTTAGGGTTTAGGCCGAACGAATACGTATAAATATTTTTTGAAGGAATACTCAGTCCATGTTCCATAGGTTGCTTGAACGAATAGTACAGCGACCCCTGGAACGTACTCAGAATATCGACGTTATTTAAAGTAATTTTGGCGGTGTTAATCACGTCGACGAAGCGCGTCGTGCCTGACGGGAATGTCAGGTTGATGCCGGACGAAATGTAGTTGGTCGTGTAGCCATAGCTATAACGCGAATCGGCGTACCTCGCGTTCGTCGGGTCCTCATACGCTTTATTTCGAAAGAACCACGCCATCGTCTGTATGGGATAGTTGGCCGTGAGCTGAAGGGATGGATTGTTCTGCGTGAACGTCAGACCAGCCTCCTTCTGGACGCGGTTCACTACGTACTTGAGCGGTGTATTCTGATAGTACAGCTTTTCTTCATTCCCTAAAAGGATCTCCTCTGTGATGAGCTTTGGATTGATAAAGTCGACGATGGACGCGGCGTTCGACCACCACGTGCACGGGTGGAACGTAAAACGCACGTACAACTTCTGGTTCCACATGGCACACAGCGGAAAGTATGGTCGGCGTAGGCGTTCGCGCGCTTTGTTCGCATTGGAGTGCCGGCGACAGAAAAAGAACTCGAGTGGGATCACGACGTCTCCACCGACGGCCGCGTTCGATGCGAGTGCGACCTGCATAGCCTTTTGCTCGTCGGCGTCGAGCAAAATTTGATCCCGAATTATGTACCAGTCGTCATACAGCGTCTCGATTGTTGATTCATTGACGAGCAGATCAACCTGCTTAATAAAGGCCCGGCCACCTTCGGGTGAGTAAATGTTGCCCGTCGGGAGGGCCGGGAGAGTCACCTTGAGGTACATGTTCGAAAGGAGATGACCCATCTCGGTCGGCTTGAGCTCGACCTGGACCACTTGATTCTGGTAGTACGGATGGGGTGGGCCGAGTGGAATGACGCGCTGAAACATGACGAAGTTGGAGTGCTGCTTGAATGCAGGATTCCACTGCGATTTACTCGCATCGTCCGTCAGAAGGTATTCGTCCTGCGGTCCTATAGCCGAAAGCGCCAGGACCGAGCCTTGACTGAATCCGCGATTCTTAACCTCCGGAAACTGGGACGGCGGCTCTGGAAAGAGCCCGACGTCGTTCAGATCCCTGAGCGGCGTAGGATTGCCAATCTGGATATTCGCGGGGGCCTGGATCGACTCTTGGTTCTTGGGACGCATCAAAAAGCGGCCCGGTGTGTACTCGATTTTGGCATCCGGTTCGTGAATGATGGCCGGGAAGCCCTTGACGTTGATCGCCGCGGCATTCTCTGGAATGGAGCCATCTACCGCCTGGAGCACCGCGGTCGTTACCTGTACTGTAAAAAATTGGCTCGCCTCTTTATTAATGTGGAGTTCCGGGACATTCTGATTGAACTCCAGGACTTTCTGCGGCCCCGAGAGCGTCGGAAGCCCCTCGATAATCCAGCCAGCCTTCGTCCCGGCAGGCGGCGGCGTCGAAAAGTAAAACTTGGGAACCTGCTTCAGGACCTCGTAGTATCCGTAAATGCCTCCTGAGCGCTTAATAGCCATGCGGCCCGGTGGATAAAGGGATGCGGTCGTCACAAAGGTTACGTCCTCGGTGACGGACTGGTCCATGTCGCACTGAAAGATGAAAGACCACGAGTACTCTTCCTCAGCCTTGCCCTTTTCATTTTTGACAGACGTCACGAAAATTTGGCCGCGGAGGCCATTCAGTGAATCCACACCCCACCCGGCGCCTATTGGTGCCATGGGCCAATCTGTCACCGAGTAAAATGTAGCCTCGGTCGGACCAGTCACTTTATAGAATCCACTGACGCCTACGGGGGTCAAGGGCAGGACCTGAAGCATATTCGTAGGCACGGGTGGTGGTGGCGGCTTAGGGATGGTCGCGGTCGCGGCCTCGGTCGCAGCCACAGTCACAGCCTTGACGGCTTTTTTAGGATTTCTGAAAAAATCTCCAATTTTGAGACCAAAACTAAGAACCTGTTCTTCGAGCGTCTTGACCCGCCCGAGTTCAAGGTTCGTAAAATCGATTATGGGCGCTTGGGCCCGTCGCTCAAGCCTTAGTATATTGGCCATAGCTCACTACAAATCACTCAGATTATTCTTCCACAGTTGTACCACGCTCAGGGCCTTCAGTGCGTCACGGTCGCCAGTGCGCTTTGCGATGAGGGCCATCAGCTTGTCCACCTCCTCCTTGGTGTACTGGTACGTCTTGATGTCGAGCAGCCTGGGCCACAAGTCCTCAGTGTACTTCTCGCGTTTGAGTTGCGTATGAATCTGGGCCAAAGGCACGTTGAACACCTGCATCCTGGGGGTGATGGCGACGTCCCGGATGAACCTAGCCTTCTCAGTCAGCCAGTGAATTTCAGTCTCAAATTCTTTGAGAAGCCAAGCCTTGCGCTTCTTGTAGACCCCTAGGCGGACTTCCATGTAGTCGACCAGGATCTCCTCGGGGCTTGCGTACTTCTTGACGGCGCCATTCGGTCCGATGAGGTACATGTTCGAGGTGTGGACCGTCTTCGTCATACCCAGCTCCTTGACCGGGTCGTCGCCGCAAAAGCCCCAGATGCGAAAGTCGGGAGTCGTTTCGGTCGAATGATTCTCGAACTTCTGGATCGTGCCCTTTTCGACCAAGTCGTCCAGGTGCTCCTTGAAGTCCTGGATCCACCGGCCCGGTGGAAGTTCGGTCACGTGGAGCTGAGTCCCTTCTTTCACGATCAAGCCCTCGAGGACCCACGTGTGGTCCTTGGTCTTTGTCACCTTGCCCTTGAAGCCCTTGAAGTGCGGGACCATCGGGACCATCGCCACCTGGCCCAGACCGCACATGATGTTGTGCTTGACGATCTCGATGTCGTACGGTGGAACGTAACAACTGAAGCCGGTACCGATGCCCTCAGCGCCGTTCACCAGAATCATCGGCACGACCGGCGAGTAAAACTCGGGCTCGACCTGCTGTCCGTCATCGAGGACGTGCTTGAGGACGGCGTTGTCGGCCGGGTCGAAGATCTTACGCGTCTGTGGCGCCAGCCTCGTGAAGATGTAACGGGCGCTCGCCGCATCCTTGCCACCAGCCAGACGCGTGCCAAACTGCCCCGAAGGCTCGAGAAGGTTCAGATTGTTCGCGCCGACGAAATTCTGAGCCAAGTTCACGATGGTGCCCTGAAGGCTCGCCTCGCCGTGGTGGTAGGCCGTCTGCTCCGCGACGTAGCCGCAGAGCTGCGCGACCTTCATGTCCGTCGTCAGGTTCTTCTTGAGGCACGCGTAGATCACCTTGCGTTGGCTAGGCTTGAGGCCGTCCGCGACGTGCGGAATCGACCGCTTGATGTCCTCGGCGCTGAAGTTCGCCAGGTCTCGGTGGATGAAGTCGGTCACGGGTAGAGCCTTGACGTGGCCGTACGGGATGCCCTTGGGAGGCGCGGCCATGTGCGCCGTGAGCCACTCCTTGCGATCGTCCGCCTGTGATTTGGAAAATGCCAGAGTCATCGACTCGTTCATTTTCGGATCGGCCCCGAAGGCGACCGTGAGCCGCTCGATTTGCTTGAAGTACTCGCGAGCTTCGGCCGATGTCGAAGTCCCGAGACCCTTGTAGTACTTCACGGCACCCGAGGGCGCCGCCGCCCTGAACTCCTCCTCCGTGAAGAACCACACCTTGCCAGCCTTGATGACCGGCGTCACCATGCTGACGACGAATCCCAACCCGATGAGCTGAGGCCAGTACACGTGGAACATGTTGAGGACCAGGCCCTTGATGTGGCTGCCGTCCAGATCGGCGTCCGTCATGATCATGAGACGGCCGTAGCGCAATTCTCTCAGTGAATTGTAGACCTTACCATGCTGGAGCCCGAGGATCTTCTTGAGGCTGGAAAATTCCTCATTATCGGTCACCTGCTTTACAGACGCATCCCGCACATTGCGCGGCTTGCCCCGGAGTGGAAACACGCCGAAGGCATTGCGGCCTACAACGCTCAGACCGGCAATGGCAAGTGCTTTCGCCGAGTCACCCTCAGTGATAATAAGCGTGCACTCGTGCGAGCGATGAGTACCGGCCCAGTTGGCGTCGTCCAGCTTCGGAATGCCCGTAATGCGCGACTTTTTGGACCCATCTGTCTTCTTGAGCTCCTTCTCGACCAGGGAGAGCCCCTTCGAGACCAGGTCATCGAGGACTCCGGATGCCAGGACGTCCTTGATGAATTTTGGTTTCAAATCAATGGTCTCCACAATCTTTGAAGTACACTCGGCCTTGGTCTGGCTCGAGAATGTCGGATTGACGACCACGGCTCGTACGAACACGAAGAGGGACGCCTTGATCTGGGCCGGCTTGAGCGTCGCGAAACGCTTGTCCTTGACAATCTCATCATTGACCGCCTTGACAACCTTGTCGACGTGGCTGCCACCCTTGGTCGTACAGATGCCGTTGACGAAGCTGACCTGCTGGAATCCTCCACTTGCTGAGTGGCCGATGACGATGTCGAAGGAGTCCGTGTGCATCTTGGCGACCGGTACATCACCTAGGTGCATCTTGGCGTACTCTTCGAGTGAATTCACATCTAAAATTTGACCGTTGAAACGGACCTTGCACTTGGCACACCACATCGCGGCGTCCCATGTGCGTTTTTCGACCAGCTTGAGAAAGTCACCCGGTCCGCCGAAACGCTTCCAGTCAGGTTCGAAACCAATCTTGACGTACATGGGACCAGACTCGGTCGTGATCTCGGGTTCGCACAGCTTGCTCATATTGTCGAGCCAATTTTGCTTGTAAATTTTCTTACCGTCAGCAATTTCAATCCAAAATTTACTGGAGAAGACGTTGGCCAGCTTGGCCCCATAGCCGTTCCGACCACCAGTCACGCGTTGCTCGGTGTCATTATAATTGGAGCTCGTAAGGAGGTGGCCGAAAATGAGCTCGGGGATCCATAGTGGTTTTCCGTCAGTCCCTTTCTCGGTCGCATGCTTCTTGATCGGGACACAAGCTCCTGAATTTTGAACTGAAATTACTCCACCTTTGTGAATTTCAACCTTAATTTCAGTCACTTTCTTGGGGTGCAGAGAGTGTTGATCTATGGCATTGACCAGGACCTCGTCGAATATCTTCACCAGTGCAGGGCTAACAGAAAGCTCAGAAAGCTTGAAGTGGTTTCCGTCGTGAACCCAATAGTTTCCAGGCTCGGCAGTAAGGGATCCGACGTATGTATCTGGACGCTTGAGGATATGTTCGACATGAGATAGCCGAGCATATTCAGTCATGCAAAGAAAGGGCGGCTGGCCTTTATTTCCTGGTCTTTAGTAGAATGAACCAGGAGGTCGTTTTAGGTTTGGTTGTTCTGGTAACGGCACTCTTTCTACTGCAGACACAACACTCTTTTTTCAGTGCCGACGAGTTCGAGACGTACCTAATCAATTTGGACAAGAGAAAAGAGCGTCTCGACAATTTTACGGAACAATACGAAACGTCGGACCTGGAGGGCCACAAGCCTTTCAAGCGGGTCGAGGCCGTCGATGGGTCAACTATAGAACTCATGGGTGTGGTCGCTCCTGAAATTGAAGATGGAATTAAGAGAATCGAAAAGACCGGACTTCGGACGGATCACCCCCAGATGACCCGTGGCATGATTGGCTGTTACAAGAGTCACTACAAAGTCTGGGATGAAATTTACAAGAGTGGAAAACCGTACGGTCTCGTGTTCGAGGATGACGCTGAGATGGACAAGGACTTGTACAAAAAGACGGCTGAGCATCTGGATTTTCCGGATAATTGGGACGTCATCCTACTCGGATACGTCAGTCTCATGGATTACGAAAACGGACCCAGACCTGGTCTGCTGCAAGTTAGAGACTTCTGGGGTCTCCATGGGTACCTTATCAGCAGACGGGGTGTGGCGAATATGATGCTTTACAGGGACATGCCCATCAGTTTACAGATTGATATTTTTATGAGTAAATTAGCCTCGGAGAACAAGCTCCGCGTTTACGCCATAGACCCGCCTCTGGTTCATCAGGGGAATTTTGGAACTGATTTACAGATGAGAATCACGCCCAAGGTCCTAGTAAATACAGGGGGGAGCGGGGCTAAAAACGTGAGAATAGAACCCACCCCATTGGAGTAGCATGTGGCCGAATGCGAACAGCACAAAATTTGAGATTCCCACAAAGACCTGAGCGTCGAATGACTCGTGATGATTCTTTGCGACGATCACCTCGCCGATGGCCGTCGCCAGACCGAGGATCGCCGCCTCGGCGAACAGAGAGCCGCGTCCGGAGGGGTGGGGAACCTTTGCCTTGAACGCCAAGAATGATAACAGGGCCGCGCCACCGAGGACGATAACGAGAGTCGGCCACTTGAGGACCCTGGTCTGTTTGGCCTCGTTCTGGGTGAGCTTCTCGGAGTCTGTGATTGAGTTGAATCCCGAAAGTTCACGGACGACGTTATAGAAGAAGAAGAGCAGGAAGGATATCATGGCGAGCTGGACCCACATGTCGCTCCGACCGCGCATCGTGGCGATGATGACAATGGCGATCGCCGATAGGCCACCGACGGCCACGGAATCCCACACAAACTTACGCGGGTTCTTCTCAATGTACTCCTTGTGGCCGTTCGTGACGGCACCGGTCAGGAGCAGGATCAGAAGGGCACCCTTACCGTACTTGATGACGGAATAGAACTTATCGGCCCACTCGTTGCCGACCATTACTTCTTACGAAGAATAAAATACGAGGCTGCGGCGGCTATGATGGTCCATCCGACGACGTGGTCGAGGCGGTTCATAGCCTGAATCTGCTCGGGCGGCATCTTGTTGAACTCGTCCTTGTACCCCTTGGGCTTGAACGGCAGCCAGATGTACCGGCCGAACGGCACGAGCGTCGGCTTGAGCTTGCCGAGCTGACACTGGTACGAGTAATCGTACCAGGCCATGGCGATGTACGGGAACCAAAGCAGAAACACGAGGACCCAGAGGTTCTTGTGAGGGAGATACCAATACCCCCCCGCAAGAAGCGCTGTAAAAACGATGCACTTTATGTTCAGTGCAAACGGCTGTCCGGGAAAGAGACCACCAGCCATCTTACTCAAACGAAATATCTTAATTTTTGTAGAGAATTGAGACGATCAGTGCGATCGCCAGGATGATTATGAGAATGGTCTTGACGTCCAACGTGCTCTTGGGCTTGGGCGCATCGGGCATGGTCATCCATAATTCGTAAGCCTCCTCGTAAGTGAAGACGGGCTTTTCAAGCTTCCTGTTGACGGTGTTGTGAACGTCCACCGACCATTTAAAGAGCGCGTCGGGGTCATTCGTCTCGGGTAAAGGGTTCTCATTGAGAACCTCGGCGAAATGCATACCGCATGCAGGGCACGGAAGGATAGCCGGGAACAGATACACGAGCGCCTGGAGAGCCGCGGGGTCGATCCCGCCCAGGCACGCGAGGTGGAGGACGCCCCAGTAATAAGGGCCGAACTTTGCAGGCTTGATGGCCATTCTAATTTTGACCGAGAATTAATTTCCGCCACGGAGCCGGAGCACGAGGTGTAGAGTCGATTCTTTCTGGATATTGTAGTCGGCCATGGTACGCTCGTCCTCGAGCTGCTTTCCCGCGAAGATGAGCCGCTGCTGGTCGGGCGGTATGCCTTCCTTGTCTTGGATCTTGGCTTTCACACTGGCGATTGAGTCACTAGATTCAACCTCGAGCGTGATTGTCTTGCCGGTCAAGGTCTTCACGAAGATTTGCATCTTTTATTAACTTACGTCTAAAATTCTTAACTGCGTCTCGCGAGCGAGTACGAACCACTGGGCTGACGCACGAGCTTGTGCGTCCGACGCGCCTGGTAGTTCGCAATCTCTTTCAGCATCTTCTTGACCCGGGCGGTATTGCGCACCAGGATGGCTGCATTATAGCCGTGCATGGTCGCGATCGTGCGCTTCGCGCGATTGCGTAGGCGCATGAGAGACGCCGAGGTCTTGGGAGACTTGTGGCTTCCGGACGAAGGGCTCGTGCGCTTCTTGTAGTGACGGACGGCCCGGCCTGCATTGGCACGCATCCACGTTCCGAAATTTAGACCCGACGAAGAAGGGCGGCGTGGCGACATCTTACTTTTTGGCAACAGATTTCTTGGCCGCGCGGGCTCGTTGGGCCTCTGCGTCCTTGGCGTTGATGTACCGGCCTAGGGCGGTCCAGTTGGTCTGGTTCATGTTGACTGCACGAGTGCGCTTGTACTCCTTGCGCGCCTTGGCCGTCTTGAGCGCGTTCACATTGCGCTTGGCGGCGGTGAGTACTGAGGTGTTCTTCACGGGACTTGGGCTAGGGGTCCCGAAATTCATGTAATTTGCATTGGTGCTCGGGCTCTTGCGGGCTGCGATATAATTGCGGAGCATCTTGCGATTATTGGGTTGAAGAGCAGACCAGTATTTTTCAAAATTAGTCCGCATCTGAGTCCTGCGTTTTGTGCTCGGAGAAGGGCTCGGAGACTTGGGCTTCGCGACCGACTTGCGCTTGATCGGCGGCTTGGCTTTCTCCTCGAACGCGTTGTTTGCCAACCACTCACCCTTGTTACGCCAATGCATCAGGACCTTGCGCTGGGCAAGTGGTATGCCTTTCCACACGAGCGAGTACTGGAGCTTGCGCGCGGCCGCACTTTTAGTCGAGAATTGGTTCAGGTGCGCCTTCGCCTCTGCGAACGTGTAAGCCTTGGCCGGTGGGAACTTATTTCTTAGTTTCTGTAAAAATTCATTGTAATTCTTCGGATCTTTGACCCTGTAGCCCGCATTGGTGAGATTGCGCAGAGTCCTATTTCCGGACGCGAAGTTTTTGGCTGAATTTACAATTGAATTGTACACACCCTGGTTGATGTAAACGGGTGCCCTGTGCTCGGTACGTGCCCATTTGCGCTTGAGTGCGATGCGTTGGGCCGGTTGCAGGTGCGTGAATAGTTTAGGATCGTTGAGGCGAGCGCCCAGGTTTGGTGAAGTGAAGTTGAGCCAGCGGTTGAGCGTCTTGGTCTTGTACTTCATGAGGCACGCAGCGCCAATGTCCTTTGTGAATTCTTTGCGGGCCAAAATATGGAAAGCAAGACTATAGTAATTTATCTTACCACCCTTGAAAAAGTTGTAAAATGCACCAACGTTTTTATCGAGCGTAGTCTTGAGGCTTGGCCATTTCCAGTAGTCGCACTTGAAAACCCGGCGCTGGTTCGAGTCGTAAATGTATCCATTGCCCCCACACACGAACCCGGCCACGGCGTGGTACTTGTGCATCTCGGAGCTTTTGGCTTGGGTATTTCCGATGAGGATGGAAGAGCACATGAGCGAGTAATCGGCGTCTTTTATCAAGAACTCGGGTGGCGCGATTTCCATATAGTTGCCGCCCGAACGCTTCACGATGATGAACTTGGGCTTTTTGCGATGATCGAATACAAACTTCCCGGCTTTTTGAGCCTTGTCGAAATCCACAACCATAAAGTCTTTCCCGGGTCCTTCCGCGCCTTCTTTGAATCCCAGATGCGTGAGTATCTTGATGATTTCTTCCTGGGGCTTGGCTCCCATCGCACCACCCTTCTCACGGGCCAATGTACCCGTGAGGCTCACCCCTCCGAGGATCGACACCGACTTGCCCGCCTTGAGTGACGCGGCACGAGGCCCGCTCATAAAGCACAGGTATTGGTCGATGAATTTCCAAAAGTAAATCTCCTTCGTCTTGACGAGGTTCTTCATGGGACATGGGGCGTTGAATTGATCATCAAAATAGGCCCGTTCGGCGAGACTGAGTTTCTTGTAGAAATTCGTCAGCCTGTTGTACAGGATTTTTTGACCATCCTCGGAAAGAATAAACCCGTTAAGGATCGAGTAAAACCAGCATGTGCCACGCGTCTGGATGGCGCCTAATTGGCCACACCCATTGTTACTCATGGTCCTACTATATAGGATGAAAAAAAACGTGTCATGTCCGAGTCAGGTTCTTGGGGTCTATGGTGTTCTTCACCTCAAAATGGACCTCAACAAGCTCCGCCCCACCTACAGCCAGTGGCGCACCCCGCTCGGGCCCGCCGAAGGGCGCGCCCGCCCGGCCCCACCTACACCGGTGGCAAAACCGGCCCTGGCACCTCCCAAGGGCAAGGGCAGCGAGCTCTGGCAAAAGTTCTACGACGACGCGGTCGCGGCCAGGTCGCCTTGGCCTGAAAAGCTAGCAGACACTCTGCTGCGCTCGCGTGAGCGCGCCCTGGAGCTCCAGGCAAAGCGCCACGCGACGCAGGTGACGCTC